ATATCTTTTAAATCGGGTCTTAGTTTTATTAATTTTTCTAAATATCTCATTGATTCTTTAAAAATCATTTCCTCATTTATTCTTAGAATGTAGAATTTATTTCTTGTTTCACTTTTTGTAGTAAGATATAAATGTTCTGGATTTACACAATAAGTATTATTACATGTTTGATGAACGATTTTATCATTATCAATATCTCCTTTGAAGGCAATGTATGAAAAACGATGTGCAGGAATAGATTTACCATCATATGAAAACATACCATATCCTTGTTTGGTTTTACTAGCAGTCCAGAACCAACAATCAGTAGTCTTTATTATTTTCTTTTCAAATCTATCAAGCGCCTTTTTCATCATGGATTATTTATATTTGAGTAAATAAATTTATGATTGAAAAGTCTGTTTTTCATAAATATTTTCACTATAATTACCATAATTTTTTTGGGAGATTAATATGGCATTCATGGTCAGCCCAGGTGTAAATGTGGCAGAAATAGATCTTACGACAAGAGTACCAGTTTTTTCCGTTTCGGATGGAGGATTTGTTGGTAAATTTACTTGGGGACCTATTAACACTGTTACACTTGTAAGTAACGAAGATGATTTGGTTAATGAATTTGGAAAACCAAACGCTAATAATTACAAAGATTTCTTTACATGTTCAAATTTTCTTTCATACTCTGACAAATTAAGAGTTGTTAGAATTGCAAATACAGATGGAACTTCAGGTGCATTTAATGCGGTATCAAATGGAAGTGCAGTCTTGATTAAAAATGATAGACAATATGAAAATACTTATAACACAACTGCTGGAACATCAGGAACAAACTGGTTCGGAAAATATGCTGGAGAACTTGGAAACTCACTTAAAGTATCTCTTTGCATGGCTTCAAGAGCAAACACAAAAAGTGCTCCTGATGGTACAGTGTCCTTAGATTCAAATACTGATATCACTCTTTCAGGTACATATACAATAGATACTGCCGCCAATACTATAACAGGAACGGCTTCTGCTAATGTTGCTGAAGAATTAAGAATTGGTGATGTAATTCGTGTTGGATCAGCAGGGAATGTAGGTATTGTAACCTCTATAACAAATAGTACAACCTTTACGGCAGTTCAAAATTCAGGTGATAATATGGGCGGAGCACAAACATCTGAAATTTCTCTTGTCAGATTTAAAAGATCTGCTTTTGAAGAACCAGCAAAAAATATGTTAGGTGTTGTTTCTGTAGTCACAACTGCACCAACAACCATTAGTGGTACTGATACTGCTTTTAAATCTCAAGTCACAGTTGGTGATATTCTCACAATCACAGATGATAATGGTATTCAACAACAAAGAAGAGTATCGGCTGTTAGTTCAAATAGTTCAATTACCGTTACAGAAAAATTTGATTCGGCAATAACGAATAAAACTTTTGCTCGTAAATGGGAATACAGAGATGATTTTGACACAGATCCATTGACTTCAACTTTCGCATCTGATAAGTCTGGTAACAAAGATGTAGGTGATGAAGTGCATGTAATTGTCGTTGATGAAGACGGCAAACTTACAGGAACAAAAGATAAAAGAGGTCGTGTATCAACTCAAAGAAAATCAATTGTTGAAACTTTTCCAAATCTTTCAGTAGCAAATTCTGCTATTGATGGAACAGGTGTTTCAATTTTTTATAAAGATATAATTAATACAAATTCTAAATGGATTCGTTGGGGAGATCATTCAGCAGAAGGTGATGCAAATACTGTAGATTCAGTTACTATTACTTCAAGTTGGGGATCTCAAGTTGAAGAAGCAAATAGTACGTTCAGATTTCAAACTGCTTTTGGTGCAGACAGTGCCGCAAATGGTATTATTACAGAGAGTATGGCAGGTGGTTCTGACGGTAATACTGCTACAGATGCAGATGTTGTTACAGGATTGAATGAATTCAAAGAGCCAGGAAAAGTAGATGTTTCTTTACTCATGACAGGAGAAATGTCTAATGTTTCCGCAACCTTTGCAATTAATGAAATTGCTGAGAACAGAAAAGACTGCATGGTCTTTATTTCACCAGAAAGTGATGACGTTGTAAATCAAACCGGTTCAGAAGTGACCAATGTCATTGCAAAAAGAAATGTTCTTCCTAGCACAAGTTATGCGACTATGGATGGAAACTATAAATATCAATTAGATAGATTTAATGGAGTGTTTAGATACGTACCATTGAATGGTGATATTGCTGGTCTATGTGCCCAAAGTGATAACATCAATCCATTTATTTCTCCTGCTGGTTTTACAAGAGGCAACATCAAAAATGTTGTAAATCTCGCATATAACCCATCGGCAGCCGAAAGAGATGATTTATATGTAAATGGTGTAAATCCAATTGTATCTTTTCCAGGACAAGGAACTGTACTTTTTGGAGATAAAACACTTTTGGCAAAACCATCTGCATTTGATAGAATCAATGTCAGAAGACTTTTCATAGCCATTGAAAAATCAATTGCAACCGCCGCTCAATTTTCATTGTTTGAATTCAATGATGAATTTACAAGAGCCCAGTTTGTTGCTCAGGTAGAGCCATTTTTGAGAGATATAAAGTCCGCAAGAGGTATTACGGACTTTAAAGTAGTTTGTGATGCATCAAACAATCCTAATTCAGTAATTGATAGAAACGAATTTAAAGGCGATATTTTTATTAAGCCTAATAAATCTATCAACTTTATTCAACTTAATTTTGTTGCCGTATCTTCAGGAGTTGAATTCTCCGAAGTTGTCAACGCAGTTTAATAGGAGATTTTAATGTCTTTTGATGTAACAACCTTCAAATCAAAAATGGGACAAGATGGTTTGCGCCCTAATTTATTTGAAGTATCAATAACTTCATCTAGTGATAAGTCTTGGGATTCTACTGGTTTGGATTTTAATTTTTATTGTAGAGCCGCCTCAATTCCAGGTTCTACAATGGGTACTGTGATTGTTCCTTACTTTGGTAGAGAAGTAAAATTTGCAGGAAATAGAACTTTTGGTGATGTTTCTCTTACAATTATTAATGATGAAAATATGGAAGTGAGAGATGCATTTGAATATTGGTTATGGGCATTAAGTTCAAATTCTGGAAATAATAGGAGGGCTGCCGCTAGTAATAAGTCAGGTGCTCCTAAATATTTTGCTACAACCACAATTCAACCTTTATCAAAATTTGATGGTAAAGAACTTATGAGTTGGCACTTAAATCAGTCGTTTCCTACTGATTTAAGTGAAATTACTTTTGATTGGGGTGATAATGATTCTGTCGCAGAATTTACCGTGACTATGGCATATGATTATTATGATCAAACATCGGCGGCTGCTTAACGTATAATCATTTTTCTGAATTTGTGGGTGAATAAATATAAAGAACTGTATAAGTTTTTTATATCACCCACAATCAGGACCATATCATGCCCGTTGAATTATTTGGCTTCACTATAGGCAGAAAATCAGAACAACAAAAACAACTTCAAGCATTTGCAACTCCAGAATACGAAGATGGTGCTTTAAATATTTCTTCAGGTGGAGGAGCATATGGTACTTATGTTGACACCGAAGGTGCAGTAAAAAGCGAGACAGAATTAATAAATCGTTATCGTGAAATGTCTCTTCAAGCCGAAGTTGAAAATGCCATTGATGATATAGTAAATGAAGCCGTTGTCACATCAAAAGATGTACCCTCCATAAGACTTAATATCGGAAACATGAATGTGTCCGATACAATCAAAGATAAAGTACACGCAGAATTTAAAGAAATTGTAAGACTTTTAGAATTCAACCAATTAGGTAATGATATTTTCAGACGTTGGTATGTAGACGGCAGATTATATTACCATGTTGTAATAGATGATAAAAATCCGAAACGTGGTATTCAAGAATTAAGATTACTTGATCCCAGAAAAATTAAAAAAGTAAGAGAAACAAAAAAGACACACGATCAAGAAAAAAGACAGGTAAAACAAGAATATTACGTCTACAATAACAAAGGATTATATCAAACAAGAGGTTCAAATTTTCAAACATCTTTCGGTAATGCCGCCTCAGGTATCAAAATAGCACCAGATTCTATCGTATATTGTCATTCAGGAATGATGAATGCAAGTCGTTCAATGGTGCTTTCATATCTTCACAAAGCAATAAAACCACTCAATCAATTAAGAATGTTAGAAGATGCTATGGTAATCTATAGGATTTCCAGGGCACCTGAAAGAAGAATTTTTTACATTGATGTGGGAAATCTTCCAAAAATAAAAGCAGAGCAGTATTTAAGAGACTTGATGGTCAAGTATAGAAACAAACTTGTCTATGATGCAAATACTGGAGAGATTCGTGATGATCGTAAGCACATGTCAATGATGGAAGATTATTGGTTGCCTAGAAGAGAAGGTGGAAGAGGTACGGAAATATCAACTCTTCCTGGTGGTCAGAATCTTGGTGATATTGAAGACATACTTTATTTTCAAAAGAAACTTTACAAGGCATTGAGTGTGCCTATTTCAAGACTTGAGTCTGAAGCAAATTATACAATTGGAAGAGCAACCGAAATTTCAAGAGATGAAGTAAAATTCACACGTTTTGTAAATAAACTTCAAACAAGATTTTCTTTACTTTTTGATTATGCTCTTGAAAGACAATTATCACTCAAAGGTATAATGAATAGAGAAGATTGGAAGAAAGTTCGTACAGATGTCATATATGAATACGAAACTGATAGTCATTTTGCAGAAGTGAAAAATGCAGAATTATTACAAGATAGAATGAATCTTTTGAGAGATTTAACAGAATACACTGGTAAATACTATTCACACGAATATATTAGAAAACAAGTATTAAGACAATCTGAAGATATAATAAGAGAAATAGATGATCAGATTGCGAAAGAGCAGGATGATGTAAGATATCAAGTTCAACAACAAGATACAGGAGGAGGTGGTGGTCGTAGTAATTTCTACAGTGAGTACAAACCTGATGAAGAAAAGCCTCTAATTACAGAAGACATAGATAGAAAGATAGAAGAAAAATTTGAAATAGCAAAACAAGACAAAGAAATAAAAGATACGGTTTCAGAAGTGTTTGCATCTATTTTAGAAGATAATGATGAAGATTTGAAAGACACTCTGACAGAGGTTTTTGATTCAGTGAGAAAATAATCACTCATGACTGACAATACGAATGACAAAAAAGAAAATATAGAACTTTCCAAGGTTTTAGCGGCCTCACTTGCATATACGCAAAAAGAATTTCGCAGAGCAAAACGAGAGTTAATTGAAGATTTCAAAGAAATTCTTGATCCAGATACTGGTGAGAAAATCAAGATTCTTCAAATCAAAGGCGCTCGTGGTCCAAAAGGTGAAAAAGGAGAAGAAGGTTTTGTAGGTCCTCAGGGTCCTCGTGGTGAAATCGGTCCTGCTGGTGTTGATGGTAGAATAGGTCCTCAAGGTCTTATGGGACCTCAAGGAGAAAAAGGTGATCCTGGAGAAATAGGTCCTCAAGGCCCAAAAGGTGAAAAAGGAGATGATGCTGAAGTACATGAGTTAGTTGCTCGTGTAGAACAAATTGATAAGGCTCTTAAAGAAGTTTCAACTAAAGCAACTGCTACCGCAACCAAAGTTCAAATGGGATGGGGTGAATATTATGGAGGAGGTGGTGGAGGAGATTCAGGACATAAAGCAGAAAGTGTTGGAGCAGGTGAAAGTGTTTTAGCAGGTCAGAGAAGTGCAGGTGATGATACATTTGATCAATTTAAGAGTTTAAGAGTTACAGATATATTATCAGTCTCTTCTGGATCTCAAACAATTACAATAGGCGCAAATACTGATGTTCTCACATCAAACTCTACTGGTTTCATCACAATTCAAAAATCTCAAATTGGTATCGTTGGTACAGGTGATCAAAATGCATTAGTAGGTTTTGCTAGTACAACTGGTAATGATATTACATTTAGAGATACTGCAAATACAAAAATTCTTTCTATTTTAGAATCCAAAGAAGTTGTTGATTCAAGCATTGGTGATAATGGTGAAGTATTAAGAGTAACCGCTAATGGAACACATCTTGAGTTTGGTCAGGCGGCAACGCCATTAACAATGACTGAATCAGGTGGTAATTCAAACACTATTTCAAATGTCACATCAATAACAGTTGCATCTGGTGATGGACTCTCATTAATACCTGGTGCATCAGGAGAATTAACTTTAAAATCTATCATTCTTGAAGGACAAACTTCAGGTTCAGCAGGTAGTGCGGGTTCAGCAGGCTCGGCAGGAAGTTCAGGTAGTTCAGGTCTTGATGGTTCTTCTGGTTCTGCAGGGTCTTCAGGTAGTGCAGGGTCTTCTGGTTCAGCAGGATCTTCTGGTTCAACAGGGTCCGCTGGAAGTGCA